AGTGGCTGCATGGAATAAAAGCATTTCCAATGGAACAAAATGTATTGGATGCATTAGTATGACTAAACCAGCTAAGCTAATTGGATCCGATGGTAAAAAGATTGATTGTAAAATTCACAATGTTAAAATTAATGTTATGAATGATCAACGAGAGTTTCTTGTATCACATGAATTTCATAAAGAGCCCTATTGGATTATTGGAACTAGAATTGTGTTAGCCGAAACAAAGAAATTAACACGAAAGCAAGAAAGAAATACTCGTCGGGTATTTGGTGGTGCCTGGTGATTATAACACACAAGATGATTGAAGCTGAATTAGCCAAACTCGGACGTTTAGTCGTCGAAAAATCAAATAAACTAGGTTGGAGGGAACTTGACAAAATTGATTCCCAAATACAAAAAATCCGTTCATTTGTCCTTACTCGATATCAAAACCTGGATACTAGATATCGAAGGTTGGACGAACTTCAAGAAGCGACGCAGAGATACATTACTGCCCTTACACGAGATAAACTTTCTTTCAAAGAAAATATTAAAGGAGATTGTTCATGTTACGGACAGATTGCGGAATAGTAAATATGGTAGATAATTTTGCACACATTACAGAACACATTTTAGAGTTGTCTTATGATTATAGAACTTTACATGACATCAAGAATTTAGTATGTTATATAGTGTTCCGTAAATTTAACCCAGGAGTAAATTAATGGATGTATATGATAAAGCTGTAAAATACTATAAGAAATATCCTAAAAGAATCAAGTCAGATTGGAATAAACATAGATATGTTCAGCATGGTGTGTTATTTAAAATATTAGGGTCCCCATTCACGCATGGATGTATTACCCAAATAAAAAGTGGGGTTTATACATCACAATATTTAAGCATAACAAAAGGAATTATGAAAGATCCCAAAATCCCTAAATATTGTAGTTATGATAGATTCCCCTTAAAACAATTTATGAAATCATTGCATAGATTTGCATATTGGAATCGAAAATATGATGAACTCGAAAAACAATCTAAGGAGTAATCTATCATGATCGATGAATTCGAATGGTTTGAAATGGCCGAATGGCAAGAACTTCCTGAAATTCGTTTGACAAAAGAAGATATCAAAGGTGATTTTAAATTAAATTTTGGTCAAATAGAAATTCCTATCAAGCCACTTTATATAAATGGCGATATTAGAGGTAATTTTAATGCATATTATGATGCAGGTGATCAATATGAAGATCAAAATATATTAAGTGAAACAATTGGAAAAATTCAATATCCATACAGTAGTATTTATTATGACTCAAAAAGTGTTTCTCTAGAAGATTTAGATCTTGCTTGTAGTAAATTTGCTTCTTATCTTCGTCGTGATTTAGATGATAGATTTTATTCTGGATCACTATGGGAAAATATATCAAATTGAACAAATATATATGCAAAATAATAGCGCTTGTGAGGTGGTACTCTGATGGTTCCTACCCAATGGATTAGGCCGTTGTCTACCAAGGCCAAGCGCCAAATATGAGGGAATATATAATGATTAAATTAACTCTGATAATTATAATGACTTTTTGTGTGGTATTTGGTTGTAGCACAGAAAAACAATCCATAAATCGTAAAGCATCCCTATCCCCACATAAATCCGAAATTAGGTCTATTCCTCCGTGTTCTGGTGAAGTTTATACCATACAAGTAAGTACGAATAATGGTATTTGTTATATTCATCAACTCATACCTAGTGAAGGTAAAATTCTCATTGATAAACAAGTCCTTAAAGATTTAGCTGATTTAATCTATATAGAAATACAAAAGAAAGAGAAAGCAAAATGAAATGGGTTCCACCAATATCTAAATTAAGTGATCATGAAATACATAAAAGATTGATAAGAGCTGGTAACATAGCCCTCAAAAGATATTGTACTTTACAACCAGTTGCTATTATTACAATACAAAAAATACAGAAATGAAAGTTCAATGTGGTTTTTGTAATAAATTTTTTGAATCAAAATATACTGAAACTGAAAGAAGAGATATTAATAAAAAATTAGCAAACGCGGAATCTTCAATACGTGCCCTTCATATTTGTAAAAAATGTTGGGATAAAGTTACAAAGACATTTGGCAAAGCTGTATGGTCGAATCAAAATTAAGGAGAGAATAAAGTGAATAATACACATCTTTTGAGTAAGGTATCACAAGTAAAATCTAATGTAACTGAGAAATTATTAAAAGAAATTTTAGAAGTTTTAAAAGATATTCAAACAAAGTTTGATACATTTGGTGAAGATGATCTTGTAAATCAATTTAGACGAAATGCATCAAATATACACGGATATAACGAAGAAGATTATAGTTAAACTTTCCCCTTGACAAACCGAAGAATGTCATTATACTAAGTATGATGATGACCATTACAGTAAAGCTCATAGTTGCCGCCTTAGTCAGTTTAGTGCTTTTTGTAATTGCAATCAATTGGAACAAAAAGATGTATGGAGGTTAATATGTCAAGATATGGAGATATAGCAGGCTTTTTAGATGATTTACAATTTATGATTTCTGATTTTCTTGAAACTAAAAGTCATCATCAATTTAGAAAAGCATTTACAGAACTTGATGAAGATTTAAATACCATTAATAAAGATGACCAAGAATTTATTAGGAAAACTATTCGTGATTATTATTCTACATATTGGACAGATAAAGAATTGGAAGATATGAAAAAAACTCATAAGGAGAAATTAAATGACTGAAGAAGAAATTATCATTGCAGATATACAAGAGTTTTCTAATTGGAAACAAAGGAGGAAAAATGTCATTTGATTTTGATAGAGTGTATTTGGATAAATTAGATCAATCATTTTGTGATGTAGTGCAAACATATTTAACCGAAAGTGATTATGAAGATGGTCAAATTGAACGGTTAGAATCACAGTTAGAAAATACTACGAGTATATTATCTCGACTATTTTTAAAATTAGTTGAAAAACAAATATTAAATAAAAAAGAAATTGAAGCTATTTTACGTCCTTCCACTTTGGGGTTTAATAAAGATGGGGGATATAACTGGCCAGATAACCCCAAGAAGAAATAAATGAAAATAGTTAAAGATTACTATGGGAATGATGAATGTGGGCATTGTGTTACTCCCCCAAGTAATTGTGTACCATGCAATCGTCCAAACGCTTTTATTTCTGAATGTACAGTTTGTAATTGTTCAACCTGGCATGATCCCAAATGTTTAATATGTTGCAAAGGAGATAAATAAATGACAAAGAGAATACTACTTATTTTATTATATCAAAAAGATCGGAAAGGAATGTTATCTATTATAACACAAGAGTTTGATTCTGTGGATACTTGTGAACGAGCAATTAAAATAATTAAAGCCAATACTTCTAATATATTATCACCAAATCAAAATTTAAATATATTTTCAATGGAGAAATAAATGATTAAATATTTAAGTATGTCGGTTTTTATTTTAATTATATTAACAATTGTTTTTCCACTATATTGTATGCTTGTAATTAAATATGGAGAATGGATTTGGGGGATAATACAATGAGCCAATATAGAGAAATTGATGGAGTAAAATATCCTCGTGTAACGAGCATTCTGTCCATTATAAGTAAACCTGCTCTCTATCGATGGTATGCTAAACACGGCATGAAAGCTTTTGATATTCTTAAAGATTCAGCTAAACGGGGCTCAAATGTACATCATGCTATTGAAGCTAGACAAACGGGACATAGTTGGGAAGATGTATTTCGAACCGTTACACCCGAGGAAACGAAATATTTATTAGGATTTAAAAAGTTTGAAGAAGAATGGACATATACACCGATCAAAAAATTCGATCAGAAATTAGTTATATCAAAAGAATATGGGTATTGTGGGGAACTGGATGACTATGGGACATTAGTAAATAAATTAACTAAGGAAAAATATCCCAATATTCTTATTGATTATAAAACTGGTTCAGGAATCTGGCCAGAATATAAACTTCAAATTGCTGCTTATTGGCACGCCCTAATTGAAATGGGAAACAATGCTGATTTTGCGGGTATATTACGGTTAGATCCAAGCGGAAATTATGAACTCCCATTCTATAATAAAACCCAACTTGAAAAGTTTTTTGATGTTTTCAAAGATGCACTTAATCTGTGTAAAAGTTTCAAAGAAATTAAATAAAGGAGATATAAAATGGAAACAAAGAAAATTAAAGTTGTTGAAAAAGTAGCAAAGTCATCGGGATCTAATAAGAATGGGGCATGGACAATGTGGCTTGTAACGGATGAAGAAGGGACACAATATAGTACGTTTGAGGGCAGTCGATTCGAGGTTGGTCAAACTTATGACATTAAGTTTGAACAAAAAGTAAATGGTCAGTTCACTCAAAATCGAATTGCTAAAGAAAATGGACAAAAACGTTCTGAAGTTGATTCTGGGGGTTCAGTAGATTCTTCCGAAGTCATAAGAATTCTTAAACGCCTAGAAGAAAAAGTTGATAGAATTGATTTTCATTTAGGCGGAAAAGAAACTGACCCAAAACCAAATGTTCCAGTTATTGATACGGTATAAGAATTGTCTGTACCTATCATCAATGCTTCGGAGATGCTTGCATCTCCTCCACCCAAGATCGATTGGCTCATTGACACTGTATGGCCAAATGGAGTAGGGTTTGTAGCTGGTGAACCGGAACAAGGTAAGACATGGTTCACATTAGATATGGCAGTATCTATAGTTTCAAACACCCCATTCTTATATGAGTATAAACCAAAACGATCTGGGCCGATTTTATTCATTGAAGAAGAGCAATCACTTGCTGAACTTCATCAAAGACTTGATCTTTTATTACGAGGAAAGAAACTATCACGAGAGCACATAAAATCTTTTTATTGTGCGATTCAAGGCGGAATAAAGTTTCCTCAAAACGCAGATAAAATTATTGAGTTCGTCCAGAAATATAAATGTGTTGCGGTATTTATAGATTCATTTAGAAGACTTCATAGACAAGATGAGATTTCGAGCACTGATTTACAACCTGTTTTGGATTCTATTTTAAGGATTAAATTGATAACAAAAGCGAGTGTGATTATGATACATCATTTATCTAAGCCACAACCTGGAGCATCCAAGAATCCGCTCAATCGTTTGAGAGGAAGTGGTGATTTACTTGCCTGGGCTGATACAGTTATCGGACTTATGCCAACAGATCATGGAAGTCATAAACTAATTTTCAAAATGCGTGGGGCCCCAAAACCAGAAGACTTAACTCTTGTACGTACCTTTGACCCAATTGATCGAACAGTTGTATTGCGAAGGGAAATTATATGAGTAAAGATCCTAAAAAAACTACAAAAAGAACATATACAACCCAAAGATTTAAATGTCTTTCTTGTAAGATGTATAGTTATTTTGGAAGTTGGGGGATGTGTCAACATTGTGTAGAATCTATTTTTTCTCGTGAAGATTGTGGTGGGGGATAATATGAGGAAAATAAGAATCTATCTTTCTGGGCCGATGACTGGTTACCCCATGAAGAATAAAGAAATGTTTGATGCTGCCCAGTCCTATCTTGAAGCTCAAGGTTTTGAAGTAATTAATCCCTGTAATAAAGAGAGTGAGATTTTAGATCGTGATTCTAATGAAGAAGAATATTTAAAGTATATGCGTGAAGATATATTTGCTATCTTATTTGATAGGGGAGGTATAAATCAAATTTGGACATTGCCTGATTGGTGGAATAGTCGTGGAGCTAAATTCGAAGTATTCATAGCTCAGTTTTTTAGAATACCAATTAATCATTTAGAAGAGGGGGAACTACGCAAATGGATGAAGGCCGAAAAGATGACGGAGAGAAGTTAAGATATGACTTGCTCCCACCAGAAGCACTCCAAAGTGTCGTTAAAGTTTACACATTTGGCGCCAAAAAATATTCCCCAAGAAATTGGGAAAAAGGTATATTGTGGTCACGAATTTTTAGTGGTATCATGCGCCATATGTGGGCATGGTATCGAGGCGAAGATCTTGATCCAGAGACGGGATTGCCACACACAGCACATGCAACATTCGGATGTTTGGCACTGCTCCAGTATATGAATACCAAAACTGATTTTGATGATCGTCCAAATGGAAAAGGAGATACAATTCCATCCCTATACGAAACATTACAGAAACTTGAAAATCAGAGAATGTCAGTCATTAAAAAAGATTCGAACAGTAGAAGAGGGGAATAAATATTGGATAAATTAGTATACAAAAAGTATCTCAAACTCTACGTAGATAAAAAGGGATTTGAAGCAGATGCTTGGACAATCAAATATCCAAAAGTAACATCCCATTACTTGGAACAGATACATAAAGTTTTAGAGAGCCCAGAAATGTTTGTTACTATGTTAGATAATTATGTCGGTTTTCTTATCAGTAAAGGATATACCAATTGGAATCTTAAGACGCTGGTTATGAGGGCCGCTATTTGGAAGAAAGGTTATTTATCTTATCAAGCTCGTATGGAAAAGAAATGATTGATCTAGAGAAGTTTGAGAAAGAGGAGTTGCCAGGGATGAAAGAGCGTAGCGGATATTTATATCAGAACGATCTAAATACACGAGCGTATAATTTAGATGCCATTTATTTAATCCAAGCCTTTGAGGCCGCGATGGCGGCGCTGAGGGAGGAACGGGGGCGGTGTGCGAAAATTGCTGAAACTCATATAAAGAGATGTTTAATTGGTAGTTTCCACGATGTTCATATCGCCGAGGAAATCAGGAATAAATAAGGAGATTAAAAATGCCCTATATTGATCAAGAATCTAGAACAACATTGTCACCAGGATTAGTTCGATTAAAAAGTTGTATACGCATAGTAAGGGATCAAAGACAGGTGAAACCTGAAGCTTCAATAAGTTTCATAATTCATAATCTCTTGAATGAGTTTACAGAGAAAAGATTCAGTTCAATGTGTATGGCTATTGGCATTCTTGTATGTGCTGCTCTTGAGTTTTATCGTGCGCATCTCGGGCCATATGAAGAGCATAAAAAGCATGAACATGGGGATCTAGAAGCTCCTCAACATAAGGTAAAATAGCATCAAATGAAGAAAAAGGTTGACAAAACTAAGGAAGTCTGTAATACTAGGAGGGCACATGTTATCTTCCAAGCCTATGATCAATCGCAGCAATTCATTCATCTCAGCATTATTGGTAAGCCATGCGCTAAAAAGAATCGAAAGCGTATTGCTTACTCCAGACGGACACACAAAGCATGGATGTATACAGACCCAGACGTTGTGGAATATACAGACTCTATCAGAAGAAGTTTTCTTTCCAACAAATTATACGGATTTAGCCAACTTCAGGGTGCAATTGCCTTCTCAGCTCAGGTATGGTTTCCCACACAAAGGGGCGATACAGACAACGCTCTTCAAACTGTGTTCGACGCTTTGGAAACGTTGGTCTACAAAAATGATAATTTAGTAAGGAGATGTGCCTACTATGCACGTTTTGTGGATAAAGTCAATCCCCGTATTGAAATTGCTTTTTGGGAAGATCATGTTTGGTATCCTAATTACGATTATACTTTTGGCGGAAGGGCTATGTATGATAATGTGGGCAATTCAACTTTGGAAGAGAAATGGAAAAAATCGAATTAAAACCATACTGTAAAAATCTATGGGGGATATTATTAGATGAAACACAAGAAGAAACTGAAATCGCAATTGACGAAGAAGATTTTTAGAAAAGAACTTAGAACCTTACTGGATGTATTTTGGTTGGCAGGATGTGTTCATTGGGTAGCTGATCTGAAAGCATGTGAGGTTTTATTTAGTGAGTTGATTGATTGGAAATATGATGTTTCTCGAGAACTTGAAACTAATGATGAATTTAAATAATTTGCTCTTACTAATTTTGTTGATATTAGTAATTGCTATGGGATGGTGGTTCAATGACCGAGGCAAAACGCAATGAGAAAAGGCAAATCGTGGCGATTTATTGGAGAGATGCCTGTATTATTACAGGTAAAAATCGGGACAAAGAAGCACCAGGGGCAGGTCAAATTACTTATGGAGCCATATTGCCTAAAGTGGTACGAGATTCATACGGAAAGGTATATATTAGAGTGCTTAATAACGAAGGAGGCCCTGGTGAAGACGATTTTACTGACATACCTAAAGGCTGGATTGTCTGGATTAAAAAAATTGGCGTGCTTAAAATAGAATTTGAATTATAAAGAAGGGGGATAAAATGAAGAGAAAAACATATGATTACAAGAAAACCTTTAAGAAGGCTGGGAGAGCTGCATTAGAAGCTGGGTTAGTTGCTTTGATAGCTGGATTGACTAATCCCGAAATGATGTCAGTAGCTCCATGGATTCCTGCCGCTGTCTTTGGTTTAAGACTTGTATTGGATTACATGAAACACCATAAGAAATGAAAAAACCGAAAATACTTTTCATCGATATAGAAACTAGTCCCAATATAGTCTATACTTGGAATATTGGAAGAAAAGTATTTCTATCCTATGAGAGTATAATCCAAGAACGAAAAATTATCTGTGTGGCATGGAAATGGTCACATAGTCAAAAAGTCTATCATGCTTCATGGAATAAGTTTGATGATAAGAATGTTTTAATTGAGGTGAGTAAAGCTATTAATGAATCAAATTTAGTTGTAGCCCATAATGGCGATAAGTATGATATTCGATTTATTAATGGTAGATTACTATATCATAACTTACCACCTATTGACCATGCTAAAACAGAAGATACATTGAAGCAACTTCGTAAAGTATTTTATCTGAATTCAAATAAGTTAGATTATGTAAGTCAATATCTAAATTTGGGAAAGAAGATTAAGACTGATTTCAATTTATGGAAAAAGGTTTTAAAAGGCGAGGCAACAGCATTACGATATATGATAAAATATTGTAAAGAAGATGTTAGATTACTTGAAAGAGTGTACAATCGTATTGCTCCTTATGTCCCTCAAGTATTAAATAAAAGTTTAGTGATGCATGAATCTAAGAATGGATGTTCTTCATGTGGAGCTCCAGATTGGAATCTTAAACCTAGAGGATTTAGATATAATCTCAAGAGTGTAAAACATAAATATATATGTAGTAAATGTGGTAAATGGATGAGTTTTTAGATATGACAAAAGAAAGGAGAACACCTTTGGTCGATGAATAAAAAATGCGAGGATTATTTGTGGAAAAGAATCCATATTTATTTTTATTGTAAATCTAATGGTTACAAAACACCAAGAGACATTATTGAAGAAATGCTTCTCAAGGAAATGATCAAAACACCAAAGCAAGCATGGGCAACATTGGAAAAATGGAGTGGGAAGGGTTTGTACGAATATGGTGTGTGTCTTGATCTTGGATGGAGGTTAAAAGATGCCCGCTGAGAAGATTGATCTAGAGAAGTTTGAGAAAGAGGAGTTGCCGAGGATGATAAAATGTACGGCTTTACTTCCAATAGAATCACATGAAGCCATTCGTATTTTAAGTACGGCCTTCACCCAAGCGATGGCGGAGTTGCGGGAGGAACGGGAGAAGATTAGGAAGAGTGTAATAGATAAGAAGTTCACAGAGAATTGTCAAGAAGATCAAAGTGTTAGTGATTCAGTTTATCATGAACAACAACTAAGAATTGGATATAACTTAGCATGTGATCATATTGCCGAGGAAATACGGAGGGGGAAATGATCCTCCCTCCCGACACACCAGATTATCTTCTAGGCATGTTGGTTGGCTTTGCGTGTGGTATTGTGTTTGTGATGGTGTTGAATTGGTTGAGAAAGAGATAAAATGAAATATGTTGTGAAAAATCCTTTGGGTAAAATTAAATTTCATCTAGAACGTCTGATTCAATATATCCAAAGACTTCAGTTTTTTATGATAATGTATCTTTTTATAAAGGCCAGTGGTATAAATCCTTGGTGGATAACATTACTTATTCCTCTTAGTATTATTATACATATTGTAGATCGAACATATGTTCTTCCTGGAGAGTTAGAAGAAGGAATACATTATAACCCTTTATGGAGTAGGTTTTTAGAAGAGTTTGAACAATTGAAACAAACTATAAACATTCGTCTGAAAGAGAAACCATGATCGAATCTAAACAGTACGAATGGTTGCCCATAGAAATAAAGCCGAACGACCAGTCGCTTGTGGGGGAGGTTGTGAAGTCACAAAGTAAAATGTTTGGAATGCATATTGTTGGAGAAGTGTCATATATCGGCAAAGAAATAATTATTATTTTCTCTCAAACAGAGAGTGAAATGAGTGAAACATCAAGGAGGATATCTTCTTTTGACTGGCTCATCCGCCGCGAAGTGAAGAAGGAAGTTTGGTCTCTTCATGGCGATCTTTGTTCTCCCTCTTCTATCAAGAAGAAAGAGCGGAAGGTATGGGCGTTTGGGTGGTACAAAACAAGGGATGGTTGGCGTTTGTCATTTGCAACTTACCATAGTCGTGATCATTTTATTTCTAACACACAGGCTTGTTCAGACTTTATTTGGCCAGCGAAACTTGATGCGGATGGTTTCTTCGAGGAGCCGGATGATGAAGAATGAAAAACAGCCAATTGGTATCTGTCCATTATGTAAACATGCAATTTGGGAAACAGTTAATGGGCATAATATAAGGTGTATAAATTGTCAAACAACTTGGAAGAGAGATCATGAAACTAGAGATAGTTGATTCCACCAAGAAATTATCAGAGATGAAAGATCGATTAATGTGCCGATCTATTTTTGCTATGGATACCGAAACTACTGGATTGCAATGGTGGAAATCTAAAATCTTTATGTTTTCTTTTTCTGATGGGGAAACCGCTTGGGTTGTACCGGTAAATAAATTTAAATATGAATCTTTACGTTATGTACTTCAGCATATATTTATTGGGTATCAAAAATTTATTGTGGGCCATAATATTAAATTTGATTTGCATCAGATTAAATCTACGTTTAATATTAATGTTACTAGACAACTTAATGACACTCAAATTATGGCGCATTTGATCAATGAAAATCGGTTCAAATCTTTAAAGATGCTAATGGTTGAGGATTTAGATATTAAACATCAGGAAGATGAGAAGATTAAGGTGTGGCTAAAAGACAATTTCAAATTAAAAAAGGATTGGGATTTTAGTAAAGTACCAGTTGAATTGATGGCTCCTTATGCTGGTATGGATGCCTGGGGCACTATGAAATTATTTCAAAAATACTTTCCAGCCATTAAAACTTACTTTTGGAATCTCTATCAAAATGAAATTAAAGTTTTACGAATCCTTTACAAAATGGAACGTAATGGATTAAGAATTAATGTACCGTATCTAGAGGAACTCAAAGAACAATATGAAAAAGAACTCTTTGCTATGGAGCAAGAGATGAAACTTCAAGTAGGGGAGATTAATCTTAACTCATCCAAACAATTATCTCGACTTTTATATGATGGTTTCAAACTCCCAATACTAGGCTATAGTGAAAAGACACATTTGCCATCAACTGATGATGATGTACTCAAACAGTTACAACATCCATTTGTAGCAAAAGTACTACAATATAGAAGAAAGAAGAAATTACATTCGACATATATTGCAGCCTTACTCAAGCATGTAGATTCTAGGGGGTATGTCCATGGCAACTATAACATCACGGGAACTGAAACAGGTCGTTTTAGCTGCAATTCCCCCAATCTACAGAATCAGGCAAAAGAACCAGATATTAAAAAAGCTTTTCTTCCAGATCCTGGATGCACTATGTGGTTTTGGGATCAGTCTCAAATTGAGATGGTTGGCTTTGCGCATTATTCCCAAGAACCTAAAATGAGGGAGATGTTTAAAACTGGTCGAGATATATATACAGAAACAGCTGCCGAAGTCTTGAAGGTTTCTTTTGATCAAGTAACAAAAGGACAACGGCAGGTTTTTAAGAACATGAATTTAGCGATGATTTATGGAGTGGGGAAGACAAAATTATCTAATTTTCTCAATATGAATCTTGATAATAAAGTATCGCATAAAGAAGCTATTGAATTTAGACATCGATATCTCGATACCTTTAGCGGTATTTCAACGTTTACAAAATATATTAGAGATATTGTGATGCAAAGTCGTTCTCCCTGGGATCATTTTGTTAAAAATCAATTTGGAAGAGTGAGAAGAATTAATCCTTTATATAAAATACTATTAATTAATGGAGAAACAAGAAAATGTTGTATGGCGTATACCGCAGTAAATCATTTAATACAGGGTTGGGCTGCTGATTTAATGAAAGCTAGTATGGTTAGAATTGAGGAAAAGTTACATCCTAATTGGAAACAGAATATTCATGATGCTATTAGGATAGATTTAACTTCTCAGGTATCTAAAGAATATCTTCAAGAAATATCAAATTGTTTAACAGATTGGCCTGAGATATCTATTCCTATCAGAGTTAAAGTAGAGAAGTCAAATAAGAATTGGGCTGAGTTGGAGGAGGTAAAATAATGAAAAAATTTAAATGGATTAATATTAAAAAACAGTTACCTAAAATTATTCATAGAGGAAGAGATGTTAATTGGGTATTAATTCGTTGGAAAGCACCTAATACACCAGACTGTGGATTTGAATATGATGTAAGTAATACTGAATTTATACATCTACATCCTGAATATATTTCACATTGGATGTATATTCCGGCGGTTAAATAAGATGAAGATTCTATTGTTACTACTCATAGGTAGTACGGGCTGCGCCTTAAAATCTGATGTTATTAAGTATGGAACTATGCGTTATTATGAAGGTCGATTATCAGTTTATAAAGAAGTGTTGAAAGACAATACTAATCTTTCTAAAACTGTCAATCAATTACATGAAGATCATAGACTAATGATCAAAGAAACTTATCCTAAATTACTGAAATGAAGGCTGGACAAAGGTTAAATAATGTGGAACATATTTAAAAAAGTAAAAGAACAATTAGCCCCCAAAGAAAAACCTTGGGAACCTGTAATAGAACCCAAGAAAAAAAAGAAAACATTAAATATAATTCAGCCTATTAAAAATTATCCTATTACCAGTACCTTTGGTATATGGAGTAAATATTGGAAATGGTATTTTGATAAAGAAGAAAAGATCTGGAAACGAGGACAAATCAATGGTAAAGGCCAGCATACAGGTTATGACTATGCTTGTCCAGAAGGAACTTTAGTATATGCAGTTGCTAAAGGACTAATTGAATATGCGGGATGGGATGATCCGAAAGGAAAAGGGTTTGGAATATATATACGACACATGCTTAAAGATGGTACGAAAGCTTACTATGGACATTTATCCACTTATATGGTTAAACCTGGAGAACTAGTTAGACAAAGACAAGTAATAGCTAAAACTGGTAATACGGGCGGATCTACGGGAGCACATCTTCATTTTGGATTGCGTAAGAATAATCAACCAAGAGAAATCTCATTTATTTAATCTGTCAACTGCCAGATTTAATCGGTCTAAAGACTTATTGACATATTTTAATTCAAGAAGAATTTCTGCATTGATTATTTTTATTTCGTGTTGTTCGGATTGAAGTCCAGAAATACTCAATTTATTTGTCTGAATTTCCTCATCATGGTCTGAGATTGTGTATTGAACATTAGCCCATAGGATACCCGCTGTCAAAGTTATCATTAAAATTTTAATCCAATGTTTTTTGAACTCTTCCATTATTTTCTCTTTTGCTTAGGTGGAAATAAGATATTTTTAAGGGCAGGCCCAGCAACAGGAATCTTTTTAACTGCTTCTCTAGCCAACGCTTTAGGTTTACCAAGGACTGCTTGTCTTGTCGCAAAAGCTAGATTAGCAATATCAGAACCAGTTGGCCCCAAGAAGAATCCGAATGAACCTTGTTTTCCAAATTTAGCCGATTCAAAAATATCACTGAATAATCCAAGTCCTCCAATGGTCATTAAACCTGCTAAAGCTTCATCTATAAAACTATCCATTTTTTCTTGATTCTTTTTAAATCTAGCTCGTAAAACACTATCTAATGTATTAACTGGAATACCTACGGCGGTAGCGACAGCAGCTAAGCGAATCGGAGTTGTAATAGGTCTCTTTGCCATATTACGTGCAATAAGTTTTCCTTGGTTGAACGAAAATGATTTAAACTGAGTAAGAACTCTACCCCACGGAGTCGTCCAAAATATAGGTAATGATAGAGGATCAGCTTTAAATTGTGTTAATCTTGAGAATTCATTGGATATTCTAAGTAAATCTTGTTGATCGACACCACGATTTTTTATAATTTTTTCTGCGTTCACGCCTAAATTTTTAAATTCCTTACGAGCAAGTTTATCTAAAGGATTCTTTAGTATACGAGGAACTAATATAGATTGTGCGTATTCTCTACCGGCATTTGCCGCTACTACACGATTGGCTATTTCAGCAGATTTAAATTTTGTTATATCTAATAATTTACCACCAAGTTTTTGAAATAGTCCTGGACGATTTTGTACAATACCAACTACTGCATCTAAATAATCATCAACAAGTTTATTACCAGCCGCCCCAGAACTTTTAGCAAATCTAACACCTTCTTTTGTAAATTGACTAAAGAATCCTTTTGCTGCTACTCGTACACTCCCTGATTCTAACCATGAGTTAACAAAGCCTTGAGGTATATTCTTTATTACCGCTAGCCCTAATTTTAGGGCCTGAAATCCTCTAATTTCAGATAAAGCTCGACTTAATCCAAAATTCTTTTCTTCTAATCCTAAAAGACGATTTCCAAGTGTTTTTGCTGATTCAAAATCGCCACCAGTTGCTCGAATTTCAGATAATCTCTGAATATACTTCTCATTAGATGGCCCAAATATTTTTATTCTTTCAATTGACTCACTTGTTCTATCAATATTTCTACTCAAAGCTCTAACTGGATCACGAATAAAGTTTTTAAGATCAAAGATTCTCGCTCTCTTAAGTTCAGTGGCTACTCCCCTAAAGGTCTGACCAACTCCTCGAATAGCTGCATCATCTAGGATAGGCGATTGACGTTGTAAAATTAAATCAATAATTCTATTAGCCTCTTCAGGTGAGGAAGCTTGAGGTTGACGAGGATCAAGTAAATGTTTAACTTCATCTGCTCTTCCTTCAGTTGTTGCTAAACGATCAAAATCAGGTTCTCGTGGAAAGAAATTTTTACGTGCAAAGAATGGTCGTTTCCCTTGGGGAGTTGTTACTTTAAAACCAGTTTCTTTAGAAAGTTGTTCAAGTATTTGGCCCTGATTAGTTAGAACTCCTTTAGCTCTCATTACAACTGATCTTGCTTTAGGAGTTAAGTTTTTTTGAATAATACCTTTGTCTAAAAATTCAACAAAAGCATCTTTTTCTATATCATTTAGTGCAACTAAATCATCCATAAATTTATCTTTTGCTGTTCCAGCTCTAATTTCTGTTTGCGCTTGTAAATTTCTAAAATCATCTGCAAGAGAAATTCCTGCTTTTCCTTGACGTCTAAAGGTTGGTTCTCCAGATCGTAAGAGTTGAGATTTTAGTTGTTGAAATACACCTGGTGCTTCAGGAGCAACTGAGGCTTCTAAAGCAGCAAACGAAGCTGTAGGACGGCCTTTAATGGCTCTACGAAGGGCTCCAAAGGCCCTTCCACCCAATCCGAAGGCTGCAACACCCCCTAATTCAATTTGAAGGCCACTAGGGGTCAATTCTCCAGGAGCCAATATTTCAGCGGCAGTGGTTACGGCAGCCACAAGTTTAGGAAATCTTTGGGCTATTTTGGTTTCTGGGATCCGTTCTATGGCAGCTTGTCTTATTGCCCCAAGCTTTTCTCCAACTTCTTGTAATGGTTGTGATACTCCGAATTGACCTGCGACTGGAGCAAATAATCGTTTTGCTTGTTCTGTCGTTCTAGCTGGTTCGATGGTTTCTCTGGTAGCTTCAGCTAATCTTTGAACTCCCCCAGCAATTCGACCTACTGGAGTTGTTCGAACAGGCGGAGGAGGAACTTCCGAAGGAATAGGGGTAGGAGGTGCTTCTGGTTGTTGTGCTTGAATGCGGGCCCGAAGGGCACTGAATTGCGGAGTTTGTGGTGTTTTTCTCCGCTCAATCTCCGCTCGTAAAGCTTCAAATCCATTGGGCATTAGCGTCCCTGTCTAAGATCTTGCTGAATAAGATTAAAGGTATCTTGATCTGATAATCCGGCATCTCTAGCTTGTTGTATAAGTTGCTGTAATTCTGGATTATTTTGGGCAAGAGCATTAACAGAACTTCTAAAAAAGTTAGCTTGCTGTGTTTGTCGGGGCCTCAATTGAGGAGCACCAACTCCTTGTAATGAAGGTGCACGCCGTTCTGTAATTGTTGGTTGGAGTTCTTGTCGGAATGTAGGTTCAATAGCTCCTCTAGCCCCAAATACACCAGCAGCTCCACGAAGAGCACGGCTACCGAGAGTTTCTTCTCCTGTTGCTTGAAGTTCTGCTTTCACATCTAATCCAGCAGCTTCAAAGATAGGACGAAGTTTATTGAGGGATTCTACTATTTGATCATCATTAAGATCAGGATCAGATACAATCTTTGTAAATTCTTTTCTAGCTACTTCTCTACGATCCTCAAGAGTGGCAGTTTTTTTAGCTTGACTTTTAAATAACCGTTCTGCAACTTTGGCTTCAAGTTTTGCTTGTTTATCTTCAGATCTACGTAGTTCTTCTCTGATTGTGCGTTCACGTGTTATATCTTGCTCACCTCGGATTCTACCAGCTTCAGATATTTGCCTAGCACGAAATTGACGTTGCTGTTGCTTAAAGGCTCGATCAGATTCAAATTGACGTCTACGTTCTCTTGTTTCTACTTCAAGTTGTCTTTCTCCTCGAAGTCTATCTTCTTCCTCACGCCTGGATCTTTCTTCAAGAAACCTTCCAGTAGTTTGACCAATTTGACCTAAAGCACTAGCTAAGGGATCTTGAGCTTCAAGTGCTAAAATTCTTTCTGATAAACCTGGACTAACTCTTCTTGCCATAATTTTCTCCTTTAAAATCCTCTTGCTGTTCTACGTTGTGGAGTGCTATCATTAAATCCTCTTAATCCTTGTAAGAATAGGGATTGCCCTAATTGGGATTGTTGTCCACCACCAAAAGCCCCACCGAATATTCCTCCTAATCCTCCACCCAATAAAGCTCCTGTACGCCCTCCGGTTAGAAATCCTAATCCAGCACCAGCCACTCCGCCAAAAAGTTGTCCAAAAGCTCCACTACGAGATCGGCTACGAAGTTGCTGGGATAAATTACTTAGTTCTCTTCGTTCAATAGCTCGTTGTTCACTCTCAAATGCTCTTGCTCTTTGTGCTTCACGAGATGCAAATGTTTGTTGTAGACCGAGTTCTTCAAGTCTTTGGCGTCTTTCTCTTCCACCAAGGATATCTTCTCTTGCAACTCCAGTTCTAAAAGATGTTAATTGTTCGAGACCAGCCCGAGGAAGATCTGCTTCTCGTAGACCAAATCCTCTAGCCTCTTGTCTAAACTGTTCTGATAAATCTTGTACTCTAGCTCTTTCAGTTCCTCTTATTCCACGAGCAAAAAGAATATCTTGTCTGGTAACTCCTCTTTCGGCCTCTCCAGCTTCTTCTCGAAGTCGTCTAAGAGTTGAAACATCTGCTTGTTGTTGCCCAGCTAAAATTCTTTGTCTCTCCCCAAGAAGTCTACCACGAACTTGTTCGGAGAGTTTAATTCTTTGTCCACTCCGTAAAATTCCTAATTCTTGCAGTCTCCGTTCAATTTCAGGTTGAGCTAATTCTAATTCTTGCTCACTTATCCCTCGAAGTTCTTCTGCTAATTGGCGTCGTTCTTCAGGAAATCTTTCCTCAGCTGCGGTGATTTCTCCTCTTAATGATGCAGTTAATTCTGCTTGTTCTTGCTGAACTCGTATATCGTCTTGTTCTTGAAGAGCAGCAATTCTAGTTGCTTCTTCATCAGTTCTAGCTTGCGCTAATTGTCTTTCCTCTTCAACTAATTCTTCGGGAGTTTTGGTTCGATTTGGATCTTGAAGTCTCGCTAATAGACGAGGAGTAAAGAATTCTTCTCCTCCAGCAGCTAAAGCTTGTCGAATAGCTTCTTGCTGTTGTTCTTGTCGTCCTTGTTCTGTAGTTAATACTCCTTGTAATTCTTCTTCAGCTTGTGTAGTTTGTCGTTGTTGTACTAATCTCCCAATTTGTGATACAGCAGCAGATGGCCCCAATCCTGATTCAAAGGCTTCTCTAATTATCGAGACAATAAACTCTTGATCTCTAGCTTGAACTGGCCCAAGTTGGGATGTAACTTGTGTTATAACATCTCGAACAAAATTAGGTGGTACCGTTCGTAGTTGTTGATTCCTCTGAATTTCTTGGAAATCTAAAAGATCTTCCTGCGTTCCCCCAGCAAATTCCAATAGATTAGGATTTCTTACTAATACATCTCTTTGAATATCTCCTTCTAAAAGACCTTGTTCTCTTTCTGCTTCTAATTGTCTTTCTGCTTCTTGTTTTTGATCTAGTTTGGTTTGAATTTCAGGAGTTCTTTCTGGTAATGCTACTAATTCAGCTTCGGTAAGTTGTGCTCCTCCAAATAAAGAATTTTTTTGTTTATCAGATAGAGTATTACCAAACAGTGTTTCAAATGATTGAATTATAGAATTTATTGCTTCCTCAGTTAAATTAGGCTGAGTAATTGCTTGTTGTAATGCTTCAAATGCTTCGCGTTCTAGTGCCATAATAAATTCTCCTTATGGGTGAAGAGCTTCAAGAGTTTCTATTCTACTCTTTAAAGTGTCTAAGTCTGTTTTTTGTTCCCGATTTTCATTTATTAAATGTTGCATTATTGACCACATAGTCATAATAACATCATCCATTCTTAATGTAGTTGGTGTACTTCTATTTGGAAGTACTAAAGCAAACTCATCAGCCATTAGTCCTCGTCTATTTTTACCACCAATAATTGTTTTTCCAGTAACTGGATGTACTCTATCTTTAAAATCATAATCATAAACTTTAGTATTAAGTATCTTTTGATATATATCTGCTCGATCTAAGGTAACTTCTGATATATTCTTTTTTAGATTTCTGCCAGATGAAATTGCAAATGTGGCTTCTCCTGCATCTATTTCTGAAAAAGTACCTGTATCACATCCTGATCCTGTTCCACCAATAACAAGATCATGATCTGGATCTGCGCATCCTGTTATACCAAAATTATTTCCTAGTAAAGTCACCCTATCAGAACCAGATGTATTAAAAACTATCGTATCTAAACTCTGGACATATTTAATGGCTGAAATACAACTATTATCAGTATCACCAAAACAAATAGTAGCAGTAGAAGACGTTCCTGTCATAATTGTCATTCCTGTATTCCCACTTGTTTCTATAATAAATTGATCTGCAAGCGTATTAGGATTTGGGCCCAAAGCTGATGTACCATCTGTAACATGTAAGTCACCTTTGGGGGTAGTTGTTCCAATTGCTACATCACCGCTAGGTACAATAATTAAATTGGAATTATTATTAACTCCAAGATGTAATTCATTGGATCCATCAACACCAATAAACGCATCTCCACTACTGCTGCCTAATATAGCTGGGCGAGCTATTAAATCTCCCCTATTAATACTCGTTGAAATATCCCATCCTTGTGGTATTGAATCTTTAAAAGTGAATAATCCTGCTTGAATAAGAAGTCTTGTTACATCATTTGTACCTAAATGAAGTTGTCCATCACCCGCTATTCCTATCCATGCTGTTGTACTTGCTTCAATAGCTGGTTTACTAACTATATCTCCTCTATTTAATTCGCCAACAATATCCCAACCCCTAGAATCTCCTACATTAAAAAATCTTGAATTACCATGAACAAGAAATACACCAGGAGCAGATGTTGCCGATGATGAAATAACAACATCATTACCATCTAATACAGCAAATACGGTTGTTCCATTATCTAAAACTGCAAATATATCATTAGACCCAGAAGAATTATTTAATGTTAAAACTGTACTACCTGAATTAGTAATTACTATAGATTGGGCAATAGTTGCTAAATCTAATTTTGAAGCAACAATTGCTGCACTACCACTAATATTTGCATTAGAAATGGAACCATTAAATTCATTATAGATATCATCAAAATTCGTATTGACCTGTGATGGATCTATAATCGTTCCAGCTGAAAACGTATTAGCTTTTGTAATGAGTCCAGCATATAATGGATTCATCATACCAATTGCTAGTAATGCCAATAATATTTTCTTCATTGTATTCTCCTTAAAGTAATAAAATCTTTGCTGTTACAATTTCTTGAGTTGTTGCGGTAAGTCCAACAGCTGAAACTCTAAATTGCACTTCGGTTGTTGTCCAAGATGATTTATTTATTTCAAAAATATTTGCTTGTTTATCCACACCTAAAATTATCCAATTGACAGGTATGCGTCCTAATGTATGTGGCACTAATGATGTTGTATTTGGGGTAGTTGAGAATACTATAGAAACTGATGTTGCCCCCAATAAAACTGATCCATCATTAATTCGATCAACAATAGCTTTAAAATTCTCCAATAATTTGGATGGATCTTGAAGAGCTGCTACAGATTGATGTGGAATACTTAAAGTAGCCATTATGTTAATGCCTCGGCAACCCGAGTTCCAGCTGGTTTTGCTCGAACTTCAAATGATCTCATTAAATCTAATGGACTAATACTATTACTTTGAAATCCAAATTTCATTGCCAACCCAAAACTAGCCATGTCAGTTAAATGTTTTTGAATAATGGTTTTTCCTGACCATAAATCAACGCCCCATATAGCAGAGCCCCATTCAGCTCCAGTTTCAGCTAAAGTCACTCTTTCAGTGATTGAAAAATCTGTTTCAAAATCAAAACCTACTTTAAAATCCATTGTTACACCAGATCCTTCTTTGGTAGTTAAAATATGCCCTGCACGTAAAATTTTAATATTGTGCTGAGTACCAAAATAATTCCATCCTGTTTCCCAAAAAGCGTCAATCTTTCCACCATCATCATTTAGATTTCCTGTATCTTGAATTCTTACAAATCCAGTATAATCTCCAGTAAGAAGAATTTCACTACCTGCTGTAGAACTGCGTTGATCTAACATTGATAAAACAGCATTACCTGCAATTCCAGTAACTGGCATCCATGCCCCATCCGTAATTCCATTGCTATAATCATATATAAGAATTTCATCATGAGTTGTATTCGATCCAGTTGATAAAGTGATCACAATTTGTCGACGAGTTTTATAATCTTGCATCGAAACAAATTGCAATCTGGATTTATTAAGACTGGCAATCTTATTACGAATACGTAAAGAACTGATATCTGTTAATACGGAACCATCAAAAGCCATAAAACGCCCATCTTTAGTCATAAAGATAATATGAGTCCCACCAACATTTGTTAAGGCTTTTGCTCCAGCACATCCAATTCCTATAGCTATCCGTTCTTTAGCAAATGGGATATTAATTACAGGAATTCGATGTATAGAAAATCCTTTAAAAACATATAGATTATTAAACAAAGAACCTAAAGCTTGTATTTCATCTCCATCATCTGGATCAACATCAATAAAATCATTCACTAGATCATAAGTTTCTTCGGCCGCTAAACCTGAAAATTGAACCCTAGATTTATTAGATGGTAATCTACCAAAGAAAATAAAATTATTGATTTCAATAATACTTCTACCGCTTGGAGGACTTCCACCTAAAAGTGAAGCAACTCCACTCGAATTAACTTTAATCGGGGCATCAATACCATTGGTATAAATATAATTATCGTTCATAATAGCATGAGTTCCCAAATTATTATTTCCGGCACTCAAAGTAAGTCCACCAGTAATATCATCAAAAGTTCCATCTAAATCTTCCATCTTAAAAATCTTATCACCAGCAACAGTAATTATTCTGTTTGTTCCACCTGATTCTCGGAACTCTCCAATATCTAAAACTGAAGCTCCAGAATTTAAGGCAGAAGAATTAACTTTAATTGAACCTTTTCTTTTTTGAAGTCCACCACCTGGAACAAAATTCCAATTCCGCGCTCTTTGTGCTCGAGTAATAGGAAGCTTAGTTGAAGGTGTAGTGTCGTCTAAACCCCCATTAAAATCTTCGTAATTAACGGATCCTAACTTCGTCGCCATCGATAAATGACTCCTCTGCCCATTCCATAGCATCTGGGCGTTCAGATGAATCGTAAAATGCTACAGCATCTCGAATTTGTAATTCAAATAGAGCTTTTTGACTTTGCTGTCTATCATCATCTAAATATTGATATCCATACAAAACGCCCCCAGAAACAATTGCATCCAAAAACTGCCTATCAACATTGGGACATTCTGTATCTCCTTGCATTGGATATGTTCGACGTTTATATAAATATTCTATAGTTGTAATATCAACTGGTGCCCCATCGATCCAAATTATGGGGGCGGCTTTTGATTCACTTGTATAAGAAACATTAGTTCTATCAGTAGTTACTATTTCGATCAAACTAATTTGTGTATCAGAATCAACTGATTTTACATGATAAGTTTCAGTTGCAATAATTAAATCTCCTGGTTGTACATTACCTAAGAAATTTGTACTGACCCCAATTACCGTTCTACTTTCAGCTTCTATTGTAATAGTACCAGCTGAATGAGTACGAATTTTATAATCCCTACCCCATCGAGTCCAATGTAATGGAATACCCCGTTCTTGAGAATCAGGAAATTTAGCATCGAAATCTCGTAAATCAGCATATCTAAGTTTATCCCGTTCGACATACATATCATATACATTTTGGGCTTCTGAAGCTAAAATATAATATTTATGATGTATGATATAGAGCTGATCACTTTTACTTTCTAAAGTATATGGCTGTTCAAGAAGTAACTCAGTGGAACTATTGACTTTTAAAATAATATATTTATTATCTTTTTCATTCTTTAATAAAAAGACTTGGCCTTCATCATCTGTACTAAATGCTGTACCACTACCAGTGACAGTTCTTGATCCCTGTGTAACCGATACGGTTCCAGCAGTTTTATTTGGTACAGTCTGAAAAGAAAACCTATTTAATGCCCAAGGCCAGGGAAATTTTCCATTAAAATCTAAATAAGCTCTATTCGTCCAATCTTTAGCAAGAGCTATATCAGAAGTTCTTGATGTACTTAATCCAACATTTTTAGCTACCCTTTGATAAAGCGATATAAACTCTTCTAGTTGTGCCATTAGAATATATAAGTCTTAGGACGATATCGAACAACTGATCTACCGTCTTCAGCCAACCTCCTTGTTTTAATATCTTTTAAATGTGCTGCTGTTCCACCAAATCTTCCATAGACTGCTCGGACATTAGTCAACATTGGGCTCATTATAGAAGGAGCACATTCATGACATATATCTTTACCATCTATAATTCGATAGACATGCACTTCTATTTTACATTCTGGGCATTTCATAATCGTCTTTTGGTGGGGGGTTACCCCACCTAAGTCGATTACGACTTATTCTTGTTCGTCTTGATAAAAGACTGTTGCAGTTACTCCGGCTCCACCAGTGATTGCGAGAGTTGCACCATCAGCAACACGAACTCCTTTTGGGAATTTGAATTGCTTAGTTGCAGTACTTTCATAAACCATCTGAGAAGTAACAGCTCCCGTAGGAGAAGTTACTGGGCCAGAATCACTGAGAACAGCATAACTCGTAATTGCGCCAGAACTGAGTAGAACTCCATAAACTACACCTCTACCTGCAAATACAACCTGTTCGGTTCCATCTGCCGTAGTAATGAGTTTAGAGGAAGCTCCACCATATTCGTCCCCACGCAAGGGCACACCGTCTTGTCCACGAGGAACTTGAAACGATGGAGCACCATGAGCTATCGTAGCTACCAGAACGAAAGAGAACAACATTGAAAGAAATTTCATAATATTATCCCCCTTACGAAGAACTGGTTGAAACGACAACAGCATGATTCTCTCTAACCGTCTTAATTCCATATAGAAGATCAGCGACGAGTTTCTGGGACAGCTGGGTTTTAGCCAATTTCTGGAATCGGATATTTCTCTGGATGCCGATAAAAATAGCTTCCCGATGAAAATAAAGATTCTTTCTTTGACCACCAGATGTCGCAACTTTTGAACTTGTTAGAACTGGAGCACCATAAATCTCTCCGAAGTTCCCATTGATCTGCAATCCCTTAGACATACCCGTTTGATTCGCAAGAACGAATTTATCGAGTCGCATAAGATCACGCTTTGCAATAGGAGCAAAAACCCATGACCTATCATCTTCAGGCACAGGAATATCATCGAGAAGTCTAATTGCATCAGTCATCAAATCGTCGTCCAGCGTTTGATCGCCTCCGACAGCATTTGTGGTGATGTTTGAATGCTCAGCTAACAACTGTTCATCAAGATGCTCTGCCAAAATATCACCAAACGAGATTGAAAATTCCCTAAACAAATCAACGATACTTTGTACCACTGATCGATCTGTGATATCCACAGTCGTCTCTTTCCATCGGTCGATGGTCAGAGTCGTATCAGTAATAGTAATCGCTTGATTCGTAAGTGAACCACCAGAACCCACATCATTGATTGAAAGAGTCTGGGGCATGGTAGGAATATGAACAATATCACCCATTTTCTGGATGTCTTGCGTCACATTTCCCACCCGGGGAACAACAACCTGTCTAGCGTATCTTGCCTTCAGTACATTTCGTCTCCATACCTCAGGAATTACGGCAGCAGCTTCAGTAGTTGTAATTTCGTTAGCCATTGTGATTTACCTTATTGTGTTACACGTCCCGAATTTAAAGCAGCCATGATCTCATCTTCTCTTTTAGCATACTCGTCAGGATTATCCTTAGCGAGTTTGTTAATTTTTTCTAACGTCCAACCGGATGACTGCATAGCAGGAGTTCCTTTTACAGAAACAGCCTGTCGCTTTTTCAGCGAGTTGTTCGTTATCCCTTTCTCTTGCCTCCAATTCTTCAGTGCTTTTTCTGCTGCACCAATAGGATCTGTACGGGCTAGCCCATCTAACCCATACTCATCCATAACATCGGCAATTTCCATTAGTTCTTTTTGAGAAGTGACATCTTTTTGGGATCGTACATAATCCAGGGCCTCGTTAACCGATCTTTCATGAGTATCACTACGTTGTTTTGCATCGAACCTATTCTCGAACTTTTGGAATCGTTTATCCATCTCAGCTGCAACAATACGAGCAGTTGCATCTGCGGGATTCGCAAAATAATCTTGATTAGGATCTTGAGAAGTTTGAACTGGGCGAGCTCTAAACTCCTCCAACGTAGTCTTATATTCAGCAATTTGCTTCATTGAAGCTTCCAAGGTCTCTTCCGTTTTCTTCTGTCTTCGGTAAAGACGATTGTATTTCCATTGCGGAACAGTCTCATCATTGATCTGCTCTTGCCTGCGGACGGGATCGACCTTCCCTTCCTCGTTATTAGTTTGTTTTGGTTCTGGCTCCGCTACCTTAGTCCCTTCTAACTCGGGATCTACCTGACCTGCGGACGGATTCATATCTTCAGACATGATTCCTCCTTTATGTTTTTATTTATTAGGCCCACATTAGGGCCTCGACTTTTCAAATCTTATGGGGCTTGTATTGATGGAACTCTTGGTGTCTGATATCTAACTCCAATCTTATCTAAGGTTGGAGGAGCTGTACTTACTCCAATCATTTCAATTCTTAACTGAAGAATTTGTCCCTCTAAATTTGTAAATCTGCTAGGTGATATAACTGTAAAAGTTGTTAAAACTATTTCAGTAGATGTATTTGCCGCTTTGCCTTTATAAATAATGCTAGTTCCTGGGGGGGTTGTAGATGAAACAAGTAAATTTTGCCAAAGAATATCTATTTCTCCAGAACTAAATTCATTAGTTTCAAAATTCCCACTTAAAGCAAATCCAGAATCATTAGTTATTTGAATATTACTAACATTTGGATTACTAGAATTTCCATCCGTCTTAAGAAAAACTCGTACATCTAATGTATCATCACCATTGGGAAATGTGGAAAAATTAGTTTCAGCAACTGTAAATCCAGTCCCAACGGTTCGTGTTACTGAATCAATAACAACAACCCAATTTGATCCATCAAATGTTTGCCAAGTAGAACGACCATCATTTGATAATAAAATTGTTCCTGTTGTCAATGCCGGTAAAGATTCAGTAATTGTTAATGTCAACCAAACTGCTTGAGTTGATGGAACTACTTGTGAAGAATCTTTTGTATCCGCAAAAAAGTTATCATCTGTAGGAAAACTTACATCAGTTTGCACTGAAATTAAATCTATTTGTGGTGTTCCTGTTGAAACATCAGCATGAAGAAAGGCCCTAAATTTAAATGTACCACTCGAAGAAAAAGTTGATATATTCTCATCTACCGTCGTTGAAGAATTAGATTGTGCAAATGTTTCGTCTGAAGTTACCCAATCTGAACCATTAAAGAAAGAGAAAGTTGTGCCAGTATCATCACTAATTATATAAGAAATAGAAGTTCCCAAAGTTAAAGTTTCAGTTACATCAAATTCATTAAGCAAAGTTAAATAAGTAAATGCACCTGTCGGCTCTAGAGTTGGATTTTCTGTATTAAAAAACGTCGTTTCACTTCCGTTTCCTGCATTAAATCGTGCTATCGCTTCAATAAGAGTTAACTCCCTAGAATAAATCACAACTTCATCTATATCACCGGAATATAAAATTTGTGTTCCTCCACTTCTAGCACCTATAATTGTATTCGTTGATTGGATTGTAGTAGCACTTAAAGTGTTAACTGTATCAGTAAGAGTCTCAGAAGATCCATCAACATAAATATTTAATCCGCTAATATCGCTTGATCCGTCATATGTCACAATAAAATGATGATATGTCCCATCGTCTAATCCTGTTGTAGTTGAGCGTGCTCTTATCCGATTTGAAGGATCACTAGTTAATGTGAATTGTGCTTTTCCTACTGAGCCTTGTAACATCATAACCCAACCTCGAGATCCCCCTCCCGTATCTGCTTCTCTAGCAACTAAAAATTCATCGTCTGCATCTGATGGAGCATTAAACCAACACTCAATACTGAAAGGATCAGTTCTTTCAAAAGAGGCAATGTCACCCATATCTACATATTCATCGACTCCGTCTAATCTCAGAGCATTATTTAACTTTCCACTAACCCAATCTGCATTTTCCATATTAAATCTTGTTCCATCATTGTTATTATCAGAAGCATCATCAACATTATCACCAGAAGATTCATTTAAGTGCCACTGAGCAACTACAAAGGGTGCAGATCGTAATCTACCAACCCCACCAGTAACGATTACTGATGAAGAATTAAATGTGTAATTTCCAGAATCAGTAAATGGATAAGTTGTTGTATTACCAGTTAGAGTAGCTAATTTTAAAACTCCATCAGCAACTGTTATACTATCACTTGATACGGTATATTCACTGGCTGTTTCATAATCAATATTAAATGTTTGATCATCAAACTCCTCTAACTGAATAAATGCGACGTCATTAGTTCCAATAACCTCTATTAATGTCAAAGAACCCTTATTAAAATCTGTATCGGTCTGCCATTGTACTAGATTGATACTTGTAGCTACAGTTCGAGTAAAAGCATATAGAAAACCAATACTTACAAAACTACTTATAAGTAATAAGATAAATCGGCGACTCATAATCGATCAACTATTTATCTTTGTTTAAATTCTTGGATGTAAATAGTCTCTGCTGCTGAATGCCTAGAATTCATAAAGAGATTTTGTTCATCCGATAATTTAATCTCTCTATCAGGATCACCAGGAGCTATCTCAATTATTGCTGTATTAGTTGAAACAGTTGGTGCTTGATCATGTGGTGTAATAATCCCAATAACATTTGCATTGTTTACAGAAGGATTATTAATAATCACTCCATCACGACCTTTTAACTCATCAGCAGCTAATGGAACTACAAGTGTCCAAGTTGAATTAGAAACACTTACAGAAATATCAGAACTTTCTGGATCTGTAACTTTTCTAATAGGTTCCTCGACAGTTCGTGTATATGCATGACCAAAAACTGCTAAGCCAAGAACCAATAAACATGCGACTATAATTTTTTGCACTTACTTGACCTCCTTTTGACTTTGTTCTTTTTTTAATTCATATTTAACCCATTCAATGGTTTGTAGTGGCAAATAAGTAGCAAATGGTTCATCAACTGCTACTGAAAGAATTATTAAATATTTAAAATGTAATGGATTAGTTTCTCTTTTCATCAATTCAATAATGTAATATTTCTGCGGTTCTGTAGGTTTATCTTTACCAACAAAAGTTTTTAGAACATTTAAGTGATCAATTGTTAATGCTGAACTAGAACCGATGCTTAAAAATAAAATTAAACAACTGATTAATATTTTTTTCATATATTCTCCTTATCCAGTTTTCTTAATCATGACAGCTTTACCAATTCCAACTGATAAAGTATCTTCTTGTTTTGCCACTAATGGGCCCCGAACAACAAAAAAAGTATCGTAACCAATATTTTCCTGCGCTAATTGAGGAAAATCAGAGGCCTTCAGATTAAGAGTTTGTCCAGCTGGACGATCAACGGACATAAAATCTTCCGTTGCAACATTTCCAAAAACCTGTTTAGCCTGATCTAATTCTGATTGAGGAATTTCTTTTTCAACTTCCTGTTCAGGGGGTAAAAGTTCTTCCTCTGTTCCAGTATCCAAAGCTTCTTCCTGATTAGCTCGGGCAATTTGGCCTTCCATTTCATTATCTGCATCATTCTCAGTACGAAGCTTATTCTTTCTAGCTTGATTTACCATTTGTACAGCCTCGTCCATTGTGACACCTAGATCTTCCATTAAAACTTTTATTGCTCTATGTTGGGCCATTGACATCCTCCTGGTTTTCTAAATCTGCTTTCATCGTTTCAGCATCGGCTAAAATTTGATCTACAGTTTCAATAGTTTGTCTCAAAGCTTTTAATTGCCCTTGATAATATTGAAATTTCCTATCTGACTTTGCTGATTCTATTTCGGATAATATATTTTCTCTTAAATGGTGCCAATAATTTCTTAGAATTTTCCATCCTGGAGAATGTATAATTTTTTCTACCTCATATGCTTGTCGTAAAAATTCTTTTTTACCTTGGTCTGTTTCTGGGAGATAAACATCAGATGCTTTCATTAGAAACCTCCTTACCGAGTTTCCCGTGGAACTGGGGTTGCTAAACCAGCTTGATCAACAATATCTGGAGTTTCTGCAACTTCTCTAAGTAATTCATTTTTCCCACTCAATACACCCTCAGCTCTATCAGCCATTTTAGCTAATGGCTTAATAGGATCGATATTAACACCTAAAGTTCTAAGTAATTCATTGGCAAGAGCTTTCACTTGGGGTTTAACATCTACAGTAGAATCTTCTCTTGCAAGTGTTACTAAAGTTTGTAATCCAAAATTAATTGCTTCTAATCTTTGCGGACGAAAATCTTTATCAGTTACAATTCTGGGATCTACATCTAATGGAATTCGCAAATCAGATTTGGAAACCATTACAGGTTTAGGACTACCAGCAATTCCTAACCATAGAGGGGAATCCATCCATTTCATATTACGACCATGCCAACGTAAAAGCGTTCGCCTAATTAAAGGCTCTGCCATTAATTCCGCAATAACAGAAACTTTTCTAATTGATTCAGTTTGCGCAATACTACTTTCAGTGGCGGTTGCTTTTGTAACTACAGCTTGTAAATTTGAAGTGGCACCAGTTAATGCCCTAAAATCATCTTTAAAAACATCTTCAAGTTTAATTCCCGGGCCAAGAGCTGCTAAATCTGGGCGTAAGGGATTTATTTGGCCTGCTTCAGTTGGACGTAAAACCATTAAAGGTTTAATTAAAACTCTAGTAATCCCAGCTGATTTAGGAATCTCCCACATATTAAAGAGACTAAAAGTAATAAGATCCTGATAACGATTTCTATTAGCATCTAACTCTCGTTGAAGTCTATGACCAAATTTACCTACACCATAACCAAATGCTTCTAATTCAAATTCCGTAAAATTAGCTATTTCAAATGGTGCAAGCCCATCAATATCATTATACGGACTCTCATGAAATCGTATCACAGAATTTCTATTTAAAATAGTCACTACCCACATTTTATCAGATTGATCTGGAAGTTTACCATACCAAGTAATAACTTCATTTAATCCTTTTTGAATTTGAGTATAACCTGCATTTGTCAATCTTTCCTGGATCCAAACACTAAAACCTCTGCTATTTCTTTGCCCTAAGCCACGACGAATTTCAGCTTCATCCCAAACATTTACAGCATCTTCATCTTTATCTTTAGCAGCTTGATCAGCCGTAACCATATCCTTTAATCTTTGTTCAGTAATATAATCAATTGTTGCAAACCAATCAGATTGATCAATTTCTGAAACAAAAGGATCAAAAGCAAATTGTAGTAAACTTTTCGGAATCATAGTTGGGCCTTCTACTCCCAACATGAAATTATTATCCCATCCCAATTCAACTGGAACACTACCAAAAAGAACCCCACTTCTAAGTGCTTTCATTAACCGTCTGCGATATTGAGAGGCATGTTGATTAAATTTTAATACAGCTTCGGGCCCTACTAAATCTCTATCTCCAAAATTAGGGTGTCTTGATACTAATTGAAAATTAGGATTTGAAGAGGTCATCATTCGAAAGATCAAAGTTGCTAATGTTTCTGTAGCTCTAGCAGTTTCAGCAGTTCGAGTATTAGAAAGATGTTGTGTCCCTACCCGTCTATTTGGCGAAAGCATCCTATATGCATCTGCATGCCTATTAAAATCCCGAAAAAATAAAGATGATTCATTTTCCCAACGTTGAACATCGCCTAAAACTTGGGCCATAGCTTTGTTTTTATCTGGCATTAGTTAGTTTCCTCACCAATGGAATAAGTATGGGAAGATTATCTGTATCCCCGCTGAGTGGAAATTCTCCACATTCAATAAGGAAAGTTATATCACTTCTTCCACGTTGATAAGCTGCTGAAATAATTTTAGAACCTTTCGGTAATCCATCATTGTCCATTGAATACCTATGTTCACCTTTAGTGAACAACATAGCTATTGTACGTAATGAAATTATCATATGTTTATGACGCCGCATAATTATAAATCCTTACGTCGAAACCGATTTAAAGCTTGGGCTACGGCTTCTTTTTGAGATTTACCTTCTTTCTTTAAAAAACGAATCTTCCGTGAAACTCTAGCCCTAGATCTTTTTGTTTTGGGCATATGTGAACTTCTTAATTTATTAGATAAATGACTAGCCATTAGCGATATACCCCGTTTCGTTATCCCAGACCATTTCCATATCCTCTGTTCCTGGAGGAGTTAATTTATGGACATTCTCCTCTGCTTGTTTTGGTGTAATTGTTGGATATCCATCTTCAACTAAAGTGCTAATTGCATGATATCTCAAAGCATCAGGAGCATGATCTTCTTGTGTCTGTGATGCGTCTTCTTTCTTTCCTAATTTATCCGAAAACTGTAATGCTGGTAATGTTCTAATTAAATTTTCACAAGTGATAAAAATTCTTAGTTTGGGTTTCCCATTGGATCTTAGAGCAAGCATATCATGAACTTTAATCCAACCTTGAACTCGATCATTATTTGCTTTGGTCATGATCAAGCCTTCATCTACAAAATCTTGAAAGACAGATCTCCCATTAGCTTGGCGATTCCACATGCTAGGATCCCCAAAGGTTGCTTCTACCTGCCGTGATCCTGTCATTCGTCTAATTGTTATAGCTACATCTTTGGGTGCTGTATTATTTTTATAATATTCTCTATAACAAAAGTGTTGCCCATCTGGCGCAACTGCAAACCATAGACAACAAGTAGGATCACTATAACCCCAGTCAATTGCTCGATACCGCGGCCAATAGCCTGGAATCTCAAATGGCTGTATGACATGTAGATTAAAATCAAACTCTTTAAAATACTGTCCTACAAAGATATTCCAATCCCCAAGAAGAAAAGCCTTTCTTAGAATCTCTGGAAGTTGATTCAACCAGGTTTCATAAGACTTATCTATTTTTGGGTTATCTTTGACACCAGCTGGAATCCAACACCGCGATATTGAATTGGTATCAGTACCGTCTGTTTCTATGTCTTGATCTTTGACTCTTTTGAAATACCCGATTCTACAGGGTTTGAGTCTGTCAATGAACCGTTTTTTAACCCAGTTGTGTCCTTCTCCTCCTGGGTTTGAGGCTGATCGCATGTAACATTTAATTTCTTTTCTTCTTGATCTGAGCCTTGAGAATAAAAATAGGTATACTTCATGTGGAAAGTGGGTGAGTTCATCAAATCCAATGTAATGGTATTCAGCACTCTGGTATTTATTGACATCTTGCCTAGTTTTACAGTGTCCGAATTCGATGATATCATGGTTAGGAAATAGCCATCTATGGTTGATCGAGTCATACCTACATTTTCCTCTAGTGATTTTAGGGAAGATCTCATGTGATCGCAGAATAAGGGATTTTTCGAGCTCGGGATAAGTCCTGCGAAGAAGAAGTCCATGATAGCCCCCTTTGCCGATCTGACGAATTGCGTCAACAAGGAGAGATTCTGTTTTTCCCCCTCCAGCGGCTCCACCATAAAAAACTTCATCAGCCGT